CGATGATTCATCATGTGATGAGTTGCATATTTTAAAGCAAAAATACATTGTGTTCGTGGATGCATGTATTGAACATGTACAGAATGTAAAAACAACAAAAGAACAAATAGAAAGTGAATATTATGAACGAGAAGATGATACAATTTTCACGAAATTCGAAAATGCCTCTAATGCCCCCATAAATCCAATTGAGTACTGGAAAATGCAGACGGTGTTGAAGAATGACAATATTCCTAAATAACTATAATCTGTATGCAAGATATATACATGAGAAACACGAAGAAAAAACAATTAATTATTAAAAAAAGAAAGTCTATTTGTAATCCAAATGCCAGAAAGAATGGTATAGTAAATAATTCTTGTTTTACGAAAAAAACTGTAAATTTACTAAAGAATTCTTATAACATTATGAACCCTTTGAATAAAATTATTTCAAACGATGAAAGAGAAATATTGAGAGAAATACAACAAAAATCTTCGTCACAATGCAAACAAGATTTATGTTTAATCGACAAATTCATAAAAAATGACCGTGACCGCAGTATGATAAAGTCTTTATTGTTTGTACCACCAAAACCGAGCGAATGGTCAAAAGACCCAGATAAATGGCTGACGAATTTTGACATTATGAAAGTTTTGAATCAATATGAAGCTTCATATCCGAATTTTACGTTTATAGGTCCATCACCAATTGACTATGACGCAAAAGAATACGATAAAAAATGTGTATGTCAAAAGTTATGTAAATTAGATAAAAATTTGAAGAGTTATTTGCAGGAAAATCCATTAGTGAAAAAAATTGGAGTAGTATTTAATTTAGATCCACATACAAAAAGTGGATCTCATTGGGTATCGCTATTTATAGATTTAGAAGATAACTTTGCATTCTATTTTAATAGTACAGGTCAGAGAATCCCAAAACGAATTAATAACTTTACCACGAACGTAATATCACAATGCAGAAAAATGTCGCCGTTGAAAAATATAAAATTCCACCAAAACACTCAAATGGAACATCAAAAAAGCAACACAGAATGTGGTATGTACTGTTTATATTTTATTATTACTATGCTTTTGAGACAAAAAGATATTGATTATAATAAAACAAGGGGTGGACAAAAAATGACAGCACAAGATGCAATTAAATATTTTAAAGGTAGTAATGGTAGAATAGCGGATAAAATGGTTTTCAAAAAACGAAATGAATATTTTAGATAAATAACACTTGTAAAAACAATATAAGCCTTAATGACATATATAATAGTATAATTGACACACATACAGCATGATGAAAATATTGATGACATATATATTTTCCATTCTCACTTTATCACAAACGCTACGAATGTGCTATCAGAATAAACCACCCCCCTTATGGTCAATTGTTAGTTCAAAGCTGAAAAACAATGCTAGACAGTGGTTTATTGGTCGTGCAGAAAAATCTGGTATTCCTTGGAGTGATTTGGTTCAAAAAATGAGCGACGAAACTGTGTTTGAACAATTAAGACAGGAAAAAAAACATATTGAATCAACATTTATTGAATACCCAGAATATTTTTTACAACCTTTTCATGGTTATGACAATGGAAATATGGAATGGAAGGCAGCATTTGAAGGAGAGGCTGCGACTTATAGCATTTCTGTTAATTACTGGAAAGATACACATTATAAGGATTCTGAGAAATGGTTACGGAACAATGCCACTAGACATATAGAATACTTCCTTATGAACAGAAATCGAGGAAAATACGACATCAAAGAAATTGTTGATATTGGTTGTTCAATTGGTGTTTCTAGCGAACATTTGGCATCTACTTTCAAAACTTCAAACATATTAGGTATTGATTTAAGCCCTTACTTTTTAGCAGTAGCTAATTACAGAAATAGAATTAAGAACTATCGCATAGAATATTTGCACAGAAATGCAGAAAAAACCTATATTCATACAGGAAGTAAAGATATGGTTATGATTAATTTTATGTTACATGAATTGCCATTTGAGCCTAGAATGCGTGTTTTAAAAGAAGCTTATCGTATTTTGAAACCAGATGGTATTCTAGCCATTCTTGATTTAAATCCAGAAAATTTGCAGAAAAATTTAAGCATTAATCAATTTCGTAAATGGGCATTTGAAGTAACTGAACCTCATATTTATAGCTATTATCAACACGACATGACAATGTCAATTGCGGATGCAGGTTTTGCTACAATAGAAGAATATAAAAACGATCCTATAAATAAAATATGGATCGCAGAAAAAAACATGCTATGTGTGCAGAAAGAAAAGAATGTTAAACCAACAGTAAGTGTTGCGTTTGCAAACTGAATTATCGCATGTATTGTGTTTTCATAAAATAAGGTTTTATGAAAACGTCTCGTAAAATTACAAACTATATGGACAATGATATTCATACGCGTATTTGATTTTATTGTCATTTTCAAGAACGTATAGTCCTTTTCTTAGATGCCTTAAATTCATGTTTTTTTTGCGCACATATTCGGAATCTTCTGCCCACGTTTCTAATTTGCCAAATGGCATTTGTATTGTGCGTTTATCCCAAATTATTTTTTTCATGTCTTTTGAAACTGACCCAGTATATGATATTACGATAGGAATAATTTTGAAAATTGTAAATTCCTCTTTTAACAAACATTTACCATCAATGTCAATAAAAAGCTTAGAACGGTTTTTTACTTTCATAAAAAAGGAATGTAACGTTTTCTTATGAGCACAAAGAGATATTTTATCCTTGAAAGTTGGAAAATTGGAGTAACGATATATATATTCACCTGCAATAAAAGTTTGAGATGACTTTTCCTGTAAAAAAGTGTTCCATACATTACGATCGTAAATATTCTCTACTACAGTTGTAATGTGGTTAACAGTTGCATTCAACTCTGGATATGAATAGAATTTCGGTTTTGCTATAAAAGGTACCGCACTTAATCTCATTTCATAAATCTGATTGGACGCCCAATAATCGACGAATCCGTTGTAAAATATATATGCGACAATTGCATATTTGAACATGTTATTGTTGTATTACCATAATATGTTTTTATGTAAATTTTAACATTTATTTTTGCCACACGGTTACTTATTTATAATCATGTATATAAATATATTACGCTTTACAAAGGTATGATGGAGTTTCAATTCGCTCATAAAAAATACATCTTCCCAGAAGAAGCCGTAAAATGCTATCCGTGGTTTTCTTCAATGTTTGGATTAAACGGTGTTTTCGAAAGAAAAGAAAAATTACATTTTAATTTACTAGATTTTTTGAAAGAAGTAGAAATGTATAAAATACGTGAAATGATTGAAAGTTTAGATTATTTACAGTTATATTATTGTGATAAAACAAAAGATATTTATTTTGGAGATGATAAAAACACAATAAAGTATTTGAGACAAGTAGAAAGCTTTCTCTCAAACGGCCCTGGTGCAACAAAAGGCTTGGATGTACCATATCAATGTACTAAATGCGATAAAATACTATGGAATATAGATACAACGGAAAACGTTTATGAGCATGTACTAGAATATTTATCGAATACATCGAAAGTTTGCATCAGATGTGGTCATATATTCAGCTCTATTGATATTAAAACACAAAATTTAAAGAAAAATTTATGTATTGGTACTACTTACCTTGATGAATATTGCGAACATGAATGGGAATAATTTCTTAAGCTACTAGAATTCACTTATAGTATTTACTGCTTTTATTATGAAATATACTGAAGCACCAAATATTACACTTTGCCAAATAAGCCCATATGTATTGAAATGCCCATCTGTATCAAATAGCTTTAGAAATACTAGGTTTTTATACATTAAATTCGTTACAATAGGCATATGGAATATAAAAAATAATACAGCTACTAAAACAGGTATTTGTCCTTCTTCATATAGCATATCCATTTTTGATTTTTTCTCTTTTTCTCTCAAATGATTACTAACTTTCCTTTCGGTTACTTCATCATAACGTTTCATATATTCATTTGTTTGTCTTATGTTTTCTGGAACTGGTGGAATATAATTTGGTTGTATTTCAGGGTCCTGTATGATTTGGCTAGGATCCATAGGAATATCTCTGGAAGGAAGATATTGCTGTTGTTTAGGTACAGATGATGGTGTTGGTATATTAGGAACTGAAGGTGGGGGGTGTCCATATGGATTTGGATGCATATCCATTGGTTTATATGATGTATTTGTAGGATCATTTCTATCGTCTGCAGAATTAATTTGCATAGTAACATTTTCTGGTAAATCCATTATTCTTGTAGTATCCGACATCTTTATATATCAAAAAACATATCTAAAGATGAAAAACAGAACGCAAAGCGCACGTTTTTCCCTAAATAGAAATTAAGCATAATGTAATAATCAACACAGGATTTCAATATTTTTCTCAAGTAAAAGGAAACCAAGAATCTGTCTTTTTATTGTCTTTATTTATCATTTGACTTGTTCGTGGTGCGTCATCAATTTCTACAGTTCTTTTCTTAGAATCACATCGGCTAGGTTTTAATTCGTATTTGTAACAGTACTCGTCGAACTGATATGTTTTTCCATTTACTTCATCGATTACAGGTCCATTGAACATTAAACATGACGAATCAGTACATGCTTTACGAAATAGAGTGGCAAGGCCTAATCCTAAAATGACAGAAATAAGCATTCTTCCCAGATTCGAATTTAATAATCGAGAAAAATTCATTTATATCTTATGTTTAGAAAACTTTTATGGAGATTGTATAGGTGTATTGAATAACTCTTTTTTGTCTTTAGGACAACTTGTTTCCGTTTGTTTAAATTGGAAGCAATTGTCGGCTTTATCTTTATATTGTATATGATTTACGTTATCTGGAGAAGGATAAACAATTATTTTTCTCTTATCTGGTACTGTAATATAAACCGCAAAAATGCCTAATGCAAAACTTACTAAAAAAACTGGAATGTTTATGAACTTTAGCATATATATATTTATTTGAAATTAATTTAAAGAGAAAACACTTTTTAATTTAGTGCTAGCAAGGGAAATCGTTTTTGTTCTGCGTATAAGTTTAAACAAGTAGTAAGTGTGTAAAATTAGATTATTGCTAATTGTACCAACTGAAATGAAGGATAATTATTATAATTCTTCGTAGATGGGAAGTGGTAACTCCACTTTTGCTGACTATTTGTTTAAATTAATGTCACAAAAACAGTACAATGTCTTTATAGCTCAGGTGGTTAGAGCGAATGCTTTGTAAGCATTAGGTCGAGAGTTCAAATCTCTTTGGAGGCATATCATTCAAATACAAATATAGATTTGTTTTTGAAATACAAAAGGTAATCATAATATATATGATAGATTTTGACTTGAGTAAGTATGTATCTTATTTAAACCCTAGTAAAATATCAGAAAAACTCGCATCATATTCAATTGGTGGTGTTCCAATGATAACATATGGATTTATAGGTATTACAACCGGTCTTTTAGGTGCAGCAACCATGTTAAATAAAGATGATGAAGATGAAGACGAAGACGAAGATTCCGAAAAAGCTTTTTCTGACAATAAAGATGAAGAAAAAGAAGACGAGTATTTAGAAAAACAAGAAGATGAAGAGAAAAAGGATGATGAGATAAAAGATGATGAGAAAAAGGAGGATGAGGTAAAAGATGAAGAGGTAAAAGATGATGAGAAAAAGGAGGATGAGGTAAAAGATGAAGAGGTAAAAGATGAAGAGGTAAAAGATGATGAGAAAAAAGATGAGGAGAAAAAAGATGAGGAGAAAAAAGATGAGGAGAAAAAGAACGAAGAATATAACGATGAATCCACTGAAATCAAAGGAGGGAAATCCAAATCAAACAATAATAAATCATCTAAAAAAAGAAAAGACAAAAAAAGAAATTCAAAAAGGAAAAGGAAGAAACATTCATCAAAAAATAAAAAGAAATAATATATGACATCTGATATCATATTGAAATCAGCAGGATTTTCTCTTATTGTTCAGCTATTGACTGCTGTTGTTGGTTTATATGGAATTACTTTGAATATTGCAAAAGATCACTACATATTGAAAGAATTACTTATTTTAGAAACAACTGTCCAAATCATTGAATTATCATATTACATATGGTTGATTTATTCATTTACCTCAATTAAATATGATATTACTTTTACAAGGTATTTTGATTGGATTTTATCAACGCCAATTATGATTATAAGCACTGTTTTGTACATGAAATACAGAACCACAGAAAATAATGAAAAATCGTCATTACGACTAGTAGAAATGTTCAAGTCAAACGCTACAATAATATTCCAAATATTACTAGCAAATGCGACAATGTTGCTTTTTGGATTTCTAGGTGAGAAGAAAATACTTTCAAGAACAAATGCATTTATAGGAGGTAGTAT